CTAATTATCTAGCAAACATTAATCCTACATTACCTCCTGTAAATTTTATAATGTTATACCTTTCTTCCATGAGATGTATATCATACGTATATTTATAAATGCTCCAACTAGGTTTATTAACACCTATATTAATAGATAAAGTTGTACCATCTGGTTGCATTTCTTCATTGCATATAGTAGCATATTGTGCTAAAGTATCTCTGGGTGGTTCTATAGTTGTAATTTCTAATTCTATGGTAGAAAATCGGCTCATATTCATTGCACCTGAAGGCTGTAAATCAAAAGGACTGGTATTTAAACAATAGTTGTAACATTGTAAACCATCCAGTACATATTCATTAGTACCTCCGTCACTTTTAGTATATTGCTCAATATATTCATAAATACTACTATTCATGGTATTTTCACGATATTTACCATCTAAAAGAATACCAACAGTGCTTATAATACGATATTCATTTTCAGTTAAATATACACCAGATGTAGAGAATGGAGATGGTAATATATTATTACTTCCCCATGCTAATGGAAACAATGTTTCATATGGATTATCGCTAGAAAAACTAGTATTTATAGACCCTTGTTCTGACCAAATAGGTATTAATGCTTGTCCATTATCATTAGTAATTGCAGCACTATCGGTATATATTTTATCATTATCGCATATAATGTCCATAGTGGGTGGATAAAATCCTGGTAAGGATAATACAGTGGATGATGTATCATAAATACCCTCTAATAAATCATTAAAATTAGTATCTATATAAGGACTGTCGGGTAATTCAATATCTTGATTAATGAATGGAGTGAAATCAGTATCAGTACTGGATGAATTATTAGTAGGAACCCTTATAATATTGGGATTTTTTGAATATTCCCAATTGGTATAATTAGTCCATTGATTTCTTAAAAATGCGTCATTGCGTCGTGCAAACCACATCCAAGATGCTATCATACCAAAGGAATCTATCTTTAATTTAGCACTATTTACTATATTATGATAATCAGTTTCATATATTTCTTTAATTAAATATTCTTGTGGCTGTGATGCAAATACACGTCGTTCATCATCACTTAAAAATGCATATGTGGTAATTAGATGAACATCAGCATTCCATTCATTTCGTTTATCCGTATAACTATTATAAAAATCGTCGCTGGTTGTAGGGGAACTATTATTAACCCCTGGTGGGGTTTGTAAAAAATGATAGAATTGATCAGATGGTTCATTAAAATTAGGAGCCTTATATGCATAATTATTATAAGGATTAAGTACGTCTCTAATTAAACATAATTCTCTTATGGGTTTAAGTGTCACGTGTATTTCTAATTCATTATATTGTAATGATACAAGCGGGAACGCTTGTTTACTGGTCATACCAAACCATAAATTTAATGGAATTAGTAATTGTTTACCTCTAATTGAAGGTTCAGCACCACCAGATGATGTATTGTATACTGCATTAGGATATTTTTGTAATATATTGGTTGCGTCATATTGTGGATTATTAAAATAGGCACTATTTCCAGTCATTTTGTCAATAAGATGTTTTTTCCCAGTAGAAAAGTCGCGTTGCATCATTGATATAAGATAATCACCGCTATATTTTTGCAAAATTTGTCCTCCTGCAGTAACTTCTATTTCATCTATCATTGCTAAACCTAGGTTTTCAATCCATTTAAAGTTATAAGGGATATAATATGTGTTACTAGATGAATCTTGAATAGGTAATAATGGACTCCATATATGAGGAAGAGAGATAGATAAATATGAATCCATAACCAAATCTCCATATCTAGGATATTTAAATGTAAATTTTGATTTTTCATTTAACCGAAATTTTCTAGTACCATTAAAATCTAATCTAAATCTTTGCATACCAAAATTAGTATATTTAGAATATGATGTTTTCCAAAAAGTTTTTTTTGGATTACCATTTAATATTACATTAGCCTGTCCTACAGCAATTATTTTTAGTATACCATCTGGCATATTAATATATTAAGACTATTATATTTTAAGACATTTTATTATAAATATATATAATATATTGATATATCAATATATCAATATATATTTATAATAAAAATAACATAAATATAATAAAAAAATAACATAAATATAATATATATGAACACTCATCCTACTATAGTAAAACTACCTAATAAAGGGATAAAAGACATGCTTAATAATATAAGTCCAGCAATACAGACGAAATTTATAATAATTGTTATAATAGTTATGATTGTAATAGCTACAGGAATGTATATTTACACAGCAATGTCATATAAGAGTTCACATTGTAGTATATTACAAGATGTATATTCTGATATGGGTAAAGTTCAATCTATAAATCTTGATGATGCTAATTTTGAAGGATATCTTTTGAGAGATTTTTATATAAAAACAGCATATAACTGTTGTGCAATAGGTGAATTTAAGAACACTTTTGTTGATATTTGTGCTTTAAAACAGATAATACGACAGGGGGTCAGAGTTCTAGATTTTCAGATATTCTCTGTAGATAATAAAGCAGTAATAGCAGTTTCATCTATACCATGTGATTATACTAGTTCTCAACTTGAAAGACAGTGTTATTTAATCAAAGAATCATATAATTCAGTTAAATTTGCTGAAGCAATGCAAATTATTGCTAGTTATGCATTTTCAGGTGATACATGTCCGAACCCAAATGATCCTATTATTTTACATTTTAGAATAAATAGTGTGAATGAGACAATATATACAGATATGACAGAAGTATTAAAAGACAAATTTGCTGATAAGTTATTAGAAAAAAAATATAGTTACGAATATAATGGTAATAGTTTAGCTGATGAACCTATAGAAAATCTAGTTAATAAAGTAATTATATCTGTTGATAAAGCAAATTCTTATTTTGAAGATACATCATTAGAGGAATTGGTTAATATATGTAGTAATTCAGTATTTATGAGAGCATTACGTGAATATGATGTTAAATATACACCGGATTATACTGAATTAACTGATTTTAATAAAAAATGTATGACTATAGAAATGCCTGATGTATCATCAGAAGATACTAATCCATCAGCATCATTAGGAATGAAATATGGTGTACAAATGGTTGGTATGTGTTATCAGAATTATGATACTAAATTAGAATATTATGAAACTTTTTTTGCTAACGCGGGTTATGCATTTGTATTAAAACCAGAATCCCTTAGATATGTACTTGTTACGATACCTGCACCAGTAGAACAAGATCCAGCATTATCTTACGCCAATAAAGAAGTCGCATCAGATTATTATAGTTTTACTATTTAAATACAATAAATACAATAAATACAATAAATACAATAAATACAATAATATATAATTACAATAATCATATATTATTTAGCTTATTATGAACTAAATATATTATTTATAAATTGTTTTGGTATTGACCAATCTAATTGAATTAATCCCATAATACCTGCAGAAAATAATATAATCCGCTCATGTTTTGTAATTTTTATAGTATCAATATGTCTAGTTGGTAAAAATATATATATCAGTAAAATAAATATTAAAAGTAATAGAATGAAATCTGCATGTTTTACTTGTTTATATACTCCTTGTAGTTCTTTTTTTGTTTTTATATCAGCAACTGTAAAATATGTCAACTTAAATCTAAGTAATATAAATACGATTTTTATTAATGTTATTATTATTAGAAATATATCATATATATATTGATTTTGTAATGTTTTCATATATATATATATATGTATAATATAAATAATACATTTGATGAAAAAGAATTAGCTATATTACGTGAAGCAGTAGATAATGCAGAAAAAAAAACTAAGCGGGAAACAGCAAATTCCCCAGAAGTTACTAAAATAATACAAATAGTAGAAGAGTTTTTTAGAAAAACTAAATGTGTTTGTTATGGAGGTACAGCTATAAATAATATATTACCTATAAATGATCAATTTTATGATAGAGAGCTAGAAATGCCGGATTATGATTTTTATTCATCAGATGCTCTAAATCATGCAAAAGAATTAGCAGATATGTATGCTAAATTAGGATTTAATGAAGTGGAGGCTAAAACAGGTATACATTTTGGTACATATAAAGTATTTGTAAATTATATACCAATTGCTGATATTACTCAAATGGATAAGGAATTATTTAATAGTATAAAAAATAAGTCTATGTATGTAAATGGTATATTATATGCTCCTCCTGATTTTCTTAGAATGTCAATGTATTTAGAATTATCTCGTCCTAAAGGAGATGTAAGTAGATGGGAAAAAGTACAAAAAAGATTAGTATTGTTAAATAAAAGCTATCCTTTAAAAAATAATATATGTAATTATAAAAATTTTCAAAGACATTTTGAAAAAGGGTCATTTAATAAAAAAAATGAAACTAAAATTACCAATATTGTACGAGATTCATTAATAAGTCAAGGACTTGTATTTTTTGGTGGTTATGCTAATAACTTATTCTCTCGGTATATGTCAAAAAAATATACAAAAATACTACCTAAAAATCCTGATTTTGATGTATTATCTGATTCACCTCGGACCGCTGCTATAATAGTAAAAGAAAGATTAGAATATGAAAAATTTACTAATATTAAAATTGTGAGACAGAAGGGCGTAGGGGAAATAATATCCCCACACTATGAAGTGTTGGTAGGTAAAGAAACAGTAGCATTTATATATAAACCATTAGCATGTCATAGTTATAATATTATAAGAATTAACGGGGGACCAATAAAAATAGCAACAATTGATACAATGTTAAGTTTTTATCTTGCATTTATTTATGCAAATAGGCCTTATTATGATAAAAATAGAATTATGTGTATGGCGCAACATTTATTTAAAGTACAAAA